GACTCGTGGGCATTCCGGCTCAATCACTGGGCCGAGCATGACATGAGTTGGTTCCCGTACTGGTATCCGCCAGTCGGTTCTCATCCTGTGGCGTGCAACTCTGCATTCGGTGGCATGGCCATCTACCGGCCGGATGCGTTCTTCGCTGGCACGTACAGCGGCGGCGACTGCGAGCATGTGGCTTTCCACCGGACAATCCAAGAAGCCACCACGATGCGAATGTGGCTCAATCCGAGCCAACGCATGGTGATGAACTGGATGCCTAGCGAGCCGAGTGATGAAGGGCATCACGGCGACCATTAGCGTCGCCGCATTCCGAGCCGATTGGCTGACGCACATGCCGATGCGGGCACTGTGTGAGCGGTGGACTATTTCGCGCGATCAGGTAATCAGGCTCAAGCACGTCTGGCATCTGCCGCCTAGGCACGATCGGCGACTGCGGGCCAAGCCAGTGCGGCAGCGCGACCCGACGCCCCGCGAAATCCTGCAGGCCACAAAAGAGATCCAGGCGTCTTGGACTGAGGAAGTCCGCGAAGACCGCCGCGTGATCAAGAGCCAGCCCGTGACGCTCAAACGGATCGAGATGACCGACGAAGCCCGCGAGGCGTTTGAGGACCAGGCCGGCGAGGTGCAGTGGTGAGCGGCAGCGATCACGTACATCGGCGGATCGTCGTGGAGTACGGGCAGCTGTACGCCTACTGCTACATGACCGACGGCAACGGCAAGGTGCTCGAAGATGAGCAGTTCCGCCAGCCACTTCGCTTGGACCGCAAGGACGTGGCAGACGAGGCCGAGGACTGCTACCGCTCGGTGTGGGACTGGCTGAACGACACCGTGAACGTCACGCCGCTGCAAGGGTTAGACGAAGGCGAGGCACAATCGGAGGAGGAGGACACGCCGTGAATTACGAAGCCACGCCCGCTGAGATCGACAAGTACGGGGCCGGATTGAACATCTGGCAGCAGATCGCCCTTCTGCAGGCGTGGTCGCCGCTGATTGCTTATGTCCAAAGGTGGCTTGCCGAACCGGACCCATTCAAGAAGTCCGTGATTATTAGCGAGGCGTCTGAGTGGCTCGCCTCGAAAACGAAAACAACCGCCGATGATCGCATCGTGCGATTGCTGGCTGACGCGCTTAAGACGCCGCAGGGCGAAGCTCTTGTGCGTGGCGTGGTGGAACTCGTGGAGGAGATCCGTTGAGTGGTGATCTCCTTTTTCGTGCCGGTGCCGTCGCTCTGGCGGTTGCTCTCGCGGTGGCTCCCTACTGGCCGCAGATCAGAGCGGCCGCGAGTCGTGCGGTGGAAGCCGGCAAGGACAAAGCCGGCCTCCTAAGTCGGCTGGCGGCCATCGCTCTGCTGTTGGCTGCCGCCTGGGGCAAGGTGCCGCTGCCGACGTTGCCGGCCAGCCCAGTGGCTCCCGTGGCCGTCGAAACGCCGAGTGCCGAGATGCGAACGCTAGTGCAGCCGATTGCCGATGCCCTTGGCGGTTGTTCGTACGTAGAGCGTGCACTTTGGGCGGAAGTTTGGACGAAGGCCGCCACGGTGGCCGCCGGTGATGCCGTCACGACCGAGGTGGTCTTCACGGACACTCGCAGCCTGCGGGCGTTCACGGCGTTGGCAGTGGACATCGCGTGGCGGCGAATCGGGCAGCACGTCCCCGGCTCCAACGACTCGCTCAGGAAGGCCGTGGAGGCTGCGTACGGGGCTTCGGTCGGCACGGACGTTGTGCCGGTCACTGCGGACCTGCGGGGCCGTTACGTGGCGTTCTGTAAGGCCGTGGCATGGGCCGGCGTCGGCAAGGAGTGACGCATGGCCGACTTCGTGCCGCTCTTTGGCTACGCCCCCAACCGGGCAGGCACTGACGCCTTCCTGGCGTCGCTCGCCAAACCGACGCTGGCTCAAGCCGGGCCGGATCTCGCCCTGGACGAAGGCCGAGACGTGTTCCTTGGGCAGTACCTGCTCAAGTGCGACTCATCGTGGAAGCGTGGCTCACAGAAGATCGGCTCGTGCATCGGCTGGGGCTGGGCGCTCTCGTGCGACATCCTGGCAGCCTGCGACATCCACGTGCGAAACGAAGCCGAGACGTATGGCGGCCGTGTGCTCGAGGCCAGCGTCTACGGTTTCAGCCGCGTTGAGGTGCGTGGATCACGCAACCTCGGCGGCGACGGCTCGTATGGCGGTGCAGCCGCCAAGGCCGTGACGAAGTACGGCACCCTGCATTACGGCCAGGACTACGGCGGCCAGCGGTTCACAGACAACAGCGGCACCCGAGAGAAGGAATGGGGCCGCGACGGCGTACCAGACTCGCTGGAGAAGTACGCAGCCCAGCACAAGGTCAGCGCCGTGGCATTGGTCACTGACTTTGAGTCGGCAGCCAAAGCGATCCAAAATCACTATCCGGTGGCAGTGTGCAGCACGATGGGATTTTCCATGACCCTGCGCGATGGCTACATGACACCCATGGGTTCTTGGGCTCATTGCCAAATGGCCGCAGGGGTTCGCTGGAAGCCTGAGCCCGCCATCCTTGTCGTGAACAGCTGGGGCGACTGTTACTCTGGCACGTTCGACACGAACCTGCCGCCGCAGTTCCAGCGTTCCGCCGGATGGGTGAAGGCCAAGGACTTCACCCGCATGATCGGCCCCGGCGAGGACTCTTTCGCCCTGTCTGGGTACTCGGGCTTCGCCCCGCGAAAGATGCCCGACAACTGGCTGGAGGGCATCCTGTGAGATTCCTGCTCGCCTTCGCCGTCGTGCTGGTTGGCTGCGTCGCCACGCTGCCTGGCGACAACGGCGTCACTGCCGATCTGGCCTGCGAGACGGCCCGCATGGTCGTGCAGCTGCGGAACCAGATCGCCCCCAGCCCAGCCAGCGATAAGTGTGACAACTGCGACGGCACGGGGAAGATCGGCGACGGCCGTATCGTCATGCCTTGCCCCGTCTGCAAAGGAACTGGCAAGAAATGAATCTGCTAGAGCTCCAAGCCCACGTCTGGGATCGCCTGCCGACGCTTCAGCGAACGCTCGCCGGCCGCCGCATCGTCGCGCGGATCGTCACGTCAGCCGTCCGAGGCTGGCCCATCCCGGTGCTTGAGCAGTGCGACGCAGGCGAAACGCAGGTCGTGGCGAAGCACTACACCAAGCAGGTCGAGCGGATGGCTCGCCGCGAGTACGGCATGGGAATCATCTTGACGCTGGTGCTCGGGGCTCTTGTGCAAGAGGTGGTTAAGTTGCTGGTTCAATGGTGGCTCGCCCGACAAGAGAACCGCACGCAGATGCGTCTGCTGGCTCGTGAGGCACGACACCATGACTGAGGCGGCGAAAGATACCGTGTTCGGCATCATGGAACGCTGGGGCTTTCCGGTGCTCGTGGCACTTGCGGCAGGGTATATCCTGCGGAACGACGTGCTGCTCCCCCTGGTGGAAGAGCACCGCTCGTTCGTGAAGCAACTCGGCGAGACGCAACGCGAGATCAGCCAGGCCGTGGCAGAGCAGACGAAGTTGCTCTACGCGTTGCAGCCCAAAGCAGCCAAGGTGGAGAACTGACGCATGGGCATGAATCCGAAGCTGCTGCGGCCGAGACAGACGGGCTACGTTGCGCCGGACGCTGACGCCCGTGCGTACATCGCGGCCGTGCAAACGGCAGACGGGCAGAAACTTGAGGTGGCAGTCGCCAAGGCCATCAATGCGTTTGTCGTGGGCTGCAAGGCCGACGGCATCTGGTCAGCAATCAAGGCGTCCTGCATCCTCGCAGGCGCTCGCACACTGTCGGGGGCGTTGACGCCGTTGGTCGGAAGCGCGCCGACGAATAACAACTTCGTCAGCGGTGACTACAACCGAAAGACGGGCCTAGTTGGCAACGGGACGACCAAGTACCTGGACAGCAACAGGAACAACAACGCGGACGGGCAGAACGATAAGCACGTTAGCGTATGGGTGGATTCTGTAGCGAGCGCGACTCTCGACTCGTACATCGGCTCTAGCGTCAACAACGTCGGCGGCACGAACATTTTCCGAGGCTCTGTTAATTCAAATTGGCGGATACACAATTCAACGACTGACAGCACGGTCGCAGTAGCCAACGCTTCGACGACTAGCCTAGTAGGAATGTCTCGCGCTAGTTCTTCTGCGTTCACCTATCGCGCTTCAGGCACGACGGCTACGGCCAACCTCAATTCGGCCACGCCAGAGAACTCAAACATTCTCGTTTACGCCACGAGAGATAACACGCTGGCGTCTGTCGCTAATCACGCTGACTGCCGCCTCCGCTGGTACTCCGTCGGATCGTCGCTGACGCTTGCCACACTAGATAGCAGGCTTTCGACGTTGTTCACCGCCATTACGGCCGCCATCCCATGACGCTTGCAGACCTCACGCTCCCGATCTCCTACGAGGACGCCAGACAGTACGCGCTGGTGTTCACGCCGTCGCTTGCCGCACGGCTCGCGGAGCGGCACGCGGAGCATGGATCGACCAAATGCGTGCCGATGCCTCGCGTCCTGACCGATGGCCGCCTGATGCTCTGTGCCGATGTGCTCACCGAAGTGATGCCTGGCGGACTACTCCACGCCATGTGGGCAGTGGCCGACCAGGCCGTGCTTCTGCCGAGCGTCGAGGTGATCCCGTGGGCCGATGCCGTGGCGCTGCTGCCGCCCGATCCACTGCAAGGCTGACGCCCCACCACCCTAGCCTAAAGGCACAGGAGACCACGCATGGCCGACTCGATCATCTCGCGTAAGCACCGCGACTTCGATATCACGCTGCACACCGCCACGAGCCTGGCGACCACGCTCGACATGCGTGACGTTGCAGGGGCTGTCGTGTCGTTCGGCACAATGAGCACGAATGCCGCCACACTGCAGATGTGGGTGAGCCCCTCGAGCACCGGCACCTTCCGGCGGCTTTACAAGAGCGACGGCAGCGTGGCGGATGTGACCCTAGCGGCATCGAGCACGGACGGCAGGGCATACTCCTTGCCTGATGAGGTGTTCGGGGTTGAGTACCTGAAGATCGTCTCGGCCACCACGAACAGCACCGGCACGGCTGGTGTCGTGATGCTGAAGAGCTGACACGCCCCCCCTATGCCGCAACGCATACCCGCCCATAGGCCACTTCGGCTGCGTGCGTCGCGTCGACGGCGAGACGATAGTGCCAGGCCCAACGCGGCGGCGCGTGGCTACTGCGACAAGGCACACAGGAGATGGCGTCAGGCTGTGCTGACGCGCGATGCGTGGCAATGCATGGCCTGCGGGGCTGTGTGCCAGGAGTACGCACAAGCAGACCACGTTGTGCCTGTCAGCCAAGGTGGTGCGAGGTACGACGTGGCGAATGGTCAAACGCTTTGCAGGTCGTGTCATGGACGCAAAACGCGACGCGAGCAAGGCGAAGTCGCGTCGAAAAATCGCGTCGCGGTCGCGTGTGCGAG